ACCCATTATCCATAGTTTGTGTCATTACCCACAACCTAGTATTGGGTAAAACACTAAACCTCTCATTAATTTTATTTATTTTAGTTGAACATAAACAATCTTTATTTGTAACAACAACCGCCTTATAGTCAAAAGTAAATGAGTAACCTTCAAGTACCGCATTTCTGAAATCTTCACTTGAGAATGGACAATTTTTATATGATGCCGATAATAGAACATCACCAATACGAACGTCCTCAGCATTTATTTTTATTAATGAACCATTTTCTAACCCGTCTTCTATATCTCTCCACGTTTCTATTGGTATGGTGGTCAGAACATCATTTATAGTTGTTCCACTTTCATTTATACTAAATGTCATTGTACAACTATCAGGTGATAATTTAATTACTTTACTACCTTGTCTGATACCATAATCAAACGTAGGTCTATATTGTACCATCGGTTGGAGTGTGTAACCCGAGTAGTTATCACAATATGTAATTCCCGATAGTGTACTTGATGGGGTAGAATTCTCAGGATCATCACCCTCATAGTAAGAGTCAAATGAATATTGTAGGAAGTGACTTCTCGATGTTGTTACATCATCACCGTCCACTGGATCCCATTCAAATTTTTGTTGGAGTCCCTCAATTCTTACTTTTTGATCACAGTTCGCAGCATCAGTTATAGAAATGTCTATTATATCATTTTCTCTAACATCATATATAACGAACGTACAACCCGATACGTGATCAACAGTATAAGTGTGACCACTAATACTTTCATTATAACCACCAATACAATTAATGAATATGTTAAGTGGCCAATCTGTATTATATGGGGGACAGTCCGTACACGGATCCCCATCATCTACAGTATCTTCATTTCCGAATGTTATACCCGAAACTTCAAAATAAACATCCTCCATGAGGATACACTCATCACTATCTTCAGGTAGAGTATAGAAATTGTTAGGTCCGTATACTTTTACTTGTGGATCACATTCTGTAGTTCCTGTTAAGTAGTATGATTCCCAATAAAAATCAAAAGTAGATGGATCAATACAATCAAAATCAACTTCAATATATTGGTCTTTACTGTATGGCCAATTAGGATTAACCATATAAAGTTGTGTATCATACTTAAGTGGTATAATACTTATTTTCTTAATACCATCACTATCTGTAAAAATCTCATATGACAAAAGTGGTGCAATTTCATACCCATAACTTTCGTTATTAAGATTTAACTCATTGATGAAATTTGTGTCTGTTTCGGTATTCCCTGTTGTATACTCAAACCACCCCGCATGGTGTGAAATATTACCATATCCACCATATAAAGTCCTTTTATAATATTTTGTATTAATATCATTTAAAATACTTTCTAACTCTTGTGTCCATAGACAATCAAGAATCTCTCTTTGGGGTTCTAAATAACACTTAAAATCACATAAGAGTGGTAAATGTATCGTTTTGTCAAACTGTACTCCATTAAAGTCTGCGGTCTCAATCGTAGTACACTCAGATGTTATATTGAATGGTTCAAATAAACCTGCGTGTGTGTGATTCTGCAAAATTGTTTCACAAGACAATGAATTTACATTTTGTGTTTCACCACTTAGTACTACAGACCCTGACCCACTAAAAGTTTCACCGTTGAAATCGATATGAAGTGTGTATGTGACACCACTAATAACCGTTAGACCTCTAAACACATCCTTATCTCCCAAGATCGTTTCTAAATCTTCTTCAATAGCATTTTCAAATTCAGGGAAGATATTTTGAGTAAACTCAGTTAAACGACATGGTTTTTCATAATCGTGTTTTGACCTACCAATCCTACTATTTTCAATTATATTACCACCAGTCCATAGAGTTGTTGCAGGAACAAATTGTTCAATTATTTCAACCCAGTGAGGACTCATTCGATTAATGAATTCATTCACTGTAGGGAAACTATACGGATTAGGTACAGTCTCTAAATAACTTTGATAGATGTCTTGTAGTTGGATATAAGATTTCTGATACTTAACTGTATGTGAATTCCTTATCTGTTCATTTAAAACGTGTTCTATGTATTCAGCAAAAGTAAATCCTGTTTGTGGCGGTAAAGTATTTGTACCAAATGTTACTTCTAAATCTCGAGATTGTCTATAAACATCGTAGTCGATACCTTGAGCTGAAGACAGGTAGATTTGAATGTTTTTTCTATTGAGAATATTTGCTTGACCATCATCAATTAATTCAGTTTTATCGTTATCAACTTTATTATGTAATTCATAACCATAATCTAAACCATAAAATTGTCTGTGTAAATCAAAATAATCTTCACCATAAGTGAACTCTTTATTTTTGGTTTTTATTATCTTAGGATTAACAGTTAGATCAGATTTTTCGGTATCAAATTCTAATGATGATCTATGTTGTAAAGTTTCTTCATACCAACCCGCACCTTTTTGGAAGAATACATTATTGTCTTCACTAACAATTGGTTGTACATCACCAATAGTTGTACCTGTTAGTGTTATAGGATACTCGTCAGTATCGAATATTGTTGATCCTGTAGTTACAGTTTCATCATAATTAAAAAGAGATGAGTTTAATTCCCCAATAGTAAAGGTTTTGGTGAGTTGTGTTAGATCATATATGTCACTATCAATATCATCAACACTCTTCTTAACTTTATCGTACCCATAAACGTATTCGTTTATTTTAATTAATGGTTCGGGTGCACCAATAAACCGTAGGAAGAACTCAATAGACTTACGAGTACCTTTAGATTTATAAATTCTTACCAAATTAATTACTAATCTTCGGTAAAACTCTGTTTCCGCCTCAACTAAATTCATACCGAGACCAACACCATCGAATTGACTGTCGACTCTTGAATATAGGGTATCTTCTAAGGTTTTTTCATCGAATAAATTAACACTATCTAAACCAAGTGTATTTGATAAATTCTTTAAGAGTGTATCAGGAATATTATTAATTCTATCGTAACTTACATTTCTCATGTAAGCGATATTATCAATGAACTTTTTTACACTATCGAAACCCGCTCCTTGAATTTGAAATATAGAAGACATTCTTCTATCTTCAGTATCAAATTCACTCAGTGATGCTGTTGTTAAAAACCTACTTATTAAGTTTGATTTGTATTGATCAACCTCTTCGGCAATTGTACTTAATTTTTCAAGGTATGATACGTACTCACTACCACCGATTTTTATGTTCCACCCATCCCTAAAGATTGGCCATGTTACTTTAGTGGTTGTGGTCTCAGTTTTAGACCCATCTAAACTATCCTGAGGTAGTTTAAATATTGCGGTGTATTTTGGTGTAGATTCTCTATCAAGTAATAAAGATTCTACGTCATTTAAACCCACGTAAAACTCTTCAACAATAGAGTCGATTGGTCTTATTAAATAACTTTCTGTGTGTGTTGTAGAAGAAAATGGTTTACCCTTAACTTTAAGGGTGATAAATCCATCTGTTCCAACCTCAGTATAGTAAACAATATCATATGTCTTATTATCAACCGATAACGCATATTTCTTATATGTGTCAAAGAAATTTTTAAATTCATTTACTACTTCAGGTTGTGTGTTACTCTTTGGTTTCTCCAAAATAATATCCATAGGATTGAATACTTTGGATTTCTCAAACTTAAAGGTTGTAATATTAGTTTTTACATCATAACTTATATTTTCAGCAGTATATAGTGTAGATGAAACTGGTGTGTCTTTATCGACGTAAAAACCCGCAGGAAATTTTTCTATTATAGATTTAACACCTGTCGATATTCTTCTTTTAAGAGAACCATACAAGGATGTAGCACCTATATTTCTAGCAGTCCTAAATTTTACTTCATTCTTTTTCTTTTGTTGTGTTATCTGTGTAGAAGTATTTCCACTTGTTTCTTCCTTTAAATCATCTAAAGTTAGAAAATCAGAGAAAGGTACAGACTTGAATGATTTAGTATCTCTTTGAGGAATGGATTTTTCTAAAGAAAAGTTAGTCGCAGTCAGCTGTGACGACCCATCGGTAATCTGATTACCGACCAAGTTGTCGTTAAAGGTGTCCCTTCCACTTGCTGATTGACTTGGTACTTTTCTGTTTGCCATTATCCAGTGATGTCATCAAAATTTTTAGTTTGATCAATGTCGTCCCTTTCTTCTCTTACTTCATAAAGTGTTTCGTTGAACTCATCTCTTACTTCAAACAAGTTAAATTGTTTGTAAATGTTGTTGTCCGCAGTGTAGATGGTATAAATTCCATCGCTTATAGACTTAGTTTGGTTACCATAGAATGCGTAAGCCAAAGTAGTTTCATCATGTTCAACCATCTCAACCTCTATAGTTGTAGGGTTAAAGAAAGTATTAGAAAAGATGATGTTCTGTGACGGTTCACCTATGAAAGGTACTGTGTTAGGTCTATTAGACGGTGCAGACGATGGTGTCACTGTCAAAAACAATAAATTTGTTGATTGATCAGTATATTGATACCTAATTGCCTTTTGTGTTGTACTTGTTAAGTTAGAGGTAACAACTGTGCAGTAGAATGATGATGTTACAACTCTATAAAAATTAGGAACTTTCGTTCCATCACTATTCAAATACTCTATCCTATAACCCACTAAACCTTGGGGAGTGAATTTATTTCTATCTTCAGAAGGTACGTTACTAAGATCAACTATAATACCCCTAACAGAAGGTAGTGATGCTAAGACACCACAATCTGTAATTGATGTTCTGATCTGTTTTGGTCTCAGGTGTAATGTATATACCCCTAATTCATCGAAATCGGAAGAATCTAATTTTAAATTGTATAACCCACCCAATATTTCAGTATCCACTGCGTCGGTTGCGTCAGTTGTATCTGAATTATGGAATACAGGGGTTAGTATATCTTCTGAGTTTAATTTTTTAAATTGAACAGGTGCCGTAGCGGTCCTCCCTGAGACGTAGTGATAGAAGATTTCTACATCTGCTGGTGATACATCCGCCGGTCTAACTGTTCCGTAACTACCTACTGCCATAATCTTTTAATTAATAAATATTATTTTATTGTTTTTTAACTTGAAAAAATCCATTCCCGTAGATATCTAATTCTCCAAGATTATCAATTTCACCAAGTCGGAGGTTCATTTCTAAAACCCCTTGTTTTCCTCTCTCAACAAACACATCAGAATAAATTGACGGTTCATCGATAAATCCAATGAAATGTTCGTTTCTCGTTAACATCTCATTAAACACTTCTTCCTTATAAAAATTAGTTGTTGTACCTGTTATCATTGTGGTACCATCATCATAATCTTTATATGATAAGTTATCTATAGTGT